ACGAACGCTGTACGAACGCACGAGGGACGCATCATGCTGATGGAAGCGCTCTTTAACCACAACTTTACGGTGACTCGCAAGACCCGGATCAGCGACGGGCAGGGCGGATGGATCGAGACGTGGCCGCCGGTGGGCCTGATGCGTGGGCGGATGCGGCCGTTGACCGCAGCGGAACGGACGATGGCGATGCAGCAGCAGAGCGAGATCAGCCACGTGCTCTACTTGGCCGGAGACGAGGATATAAAGCGCGGTGACCGAGTGGATGGCGAGGGACGCACATGGGATGTGCTGACCATCCGCGAGCCCAGCCATGCGGGGCACCACCTGGAGGTGGACTGCCGTGAGAAGCAACAGGAAGGCGAGCCGTGAGCGGCAGCATAAGCCGTGAGCGGCAGCATAAGCCGTGAGCGGCATCATCTTTAAGGACTGGGAAGCGGGCAAGAAAAAACTGCGGGCTCGGATCGCCGGGCAACTCGTCGGGAACATGGAGGCGGTGGGGGTCTTTGTCGAACGTGAGGCGCAGAGTAACGCGCCCGTGTGGCGCGGTATCCTCAAGGGCGACATCACACACACGGTCGGAGCGCACGGAGACGTGATCGAGGGGATCGTGGGAGTAAAAAAGCGGACGTTCTGGGCGATCTTTGTCGAGCGGGGAACCAAGAAGATGGCGGCGCAACCGTTTCTGCGGCCGGCGGTGTTCGACAACGGGAAGACGATTCTCAAGATGCTGAGGGGCGAGTAGCGTGGGCGCGATCACGGAAGCGCTATACGAGCGGTTGGCCGGCGACTTGACGCTGGCCGGGCTGCTGGCCACCTATGGCGGCGAGCCGGCGGTGTTCAGCACCGACCCGCCACCGGGCGATGCGACCCTCCCCTACGTCGTGGCCGCCGGCCACGTGAGCCAGGAGGCGTACGACACCAAAACGACGCGGGGGCTGACCGTCCGGCGCGATGTGCGCTGCTATGCCAAGGCGGACGGGTCAGTGGAAACGATAGAGGCAATCGCGGAGCAGGTGTGGGCTCTGCTGCACCGGTACACATTGGCAATAGTTGGGTACGAAACGTGGGTGGTCGAATGCACGGGGCCGATCCGCGCGGACGATGATGACGCCTATGGACGCGTGATCACCGCGCGAATGGTCATTGTGAAAACAGTGGAGGAAGGATCATGAACGGCGCTGATGTATTGGTGCTGATCGAGGGCAATCTGGTTGGGTCGCAGCGGGACGTCTCCTTTGATGACTCGAACGACGTCATTGACGTGTCGAGCAAGAACAGCCGAGCGCGCCGGGTCGACTATGGCCGGTACTCGTCCACCGTGTCGATGGACGCGCTCTATGTGCCGACGGACACCGCCTATATCGCCCTGAAGGCGGCCGAGCGCGCTGGGAACAAGGTGCAGCTCATGCGGCAGGAAGAGGGCACGATCCTGGAGAGCGCGATGGCGGTGATCGCCAGCATGAGCGAGGCGGCGCCCGACCAGGACGCAGTGACCGTCGCGATCTCGTTCGAGATCGACGGCGAATGGGAGAGCGGTAGCTAATGACCAAGGGAGCGAGGGGAGAAGCGCTTTTGACCGTTGGTGAGCAAGAGTACCCGATCCTGTTCAGCAACCGAGCACTGGCGGAAGCGGAGCAACGGACGGGGAAATCGATTTTGCTCCTGGCGAGAGATGCCGGTAACGGCATCTTGGGGGTTGGCGAAACAGCCATGCTGCTGCTCACCGGCATGGAGACGGGCCGCAAGGACGCCAAGCTGCCGGGCAAGCGCTACGAGGCCAAGGACGCCTACGACCTGTTGGACCAAGCGGGGTTCGCTGCGGTCGCCGCTGCGGTCTATGAGGCGATCGCTGCGGTGCTGGCCTACGATCCCGAGGAAGGGGAGGAGGAGGACGGCGAGGAGCGCCCTCCTCAATAAGCGGCCAGGCGACCGAGGCTCCTGCGAGCTCGACTGAGCAGTGGGATTGGGACATGCTGCTGCGGGACGCGCTCAAGGCGGGGCTAAGTGTGGCCGAATTCTGGGCGCTGACCCCACGGGAGACGTCTCAGGTCCTGAGATCCGCGACCTGGCGATGGCAGCACGAATACGACCGCGATACGCGGCTGGCCTGGCATATGGCGGCGCTGCAGCGGAGCAAGCGGCTCCCCCCGCTCAGGACCCTGCTGAGCACGTTCAAGACGCACAAACTCAAGGGCGAGGAACTGGCCAAGCGCAAGGCCGAGCATGAAGAGCTAAAGAGGAAGATGCTGGATGCCAGGCGGCGGTGAGGAACTAGGCCCAGTACAAATACCGATTCGGGCCACCTTGGACAAGCTAGACCAGGACCTTGATGCTGCCAAGAAAAAGATAGATGGCAGCTTTGGTAAGAGCTTGGCCAAGATAGGCAAGAGTGTCGCCAAGATCGGCGGGGCGGCCGTGCTTGGTGGCGCTGCTGCAATCGTGGCCTTGGGCAGCGGGGTCCTCAAGCTGGCCAGCGATACCAAAGAGATCCCGATTATCGCCGCATCGTTCGAGAATCTGGGCGGGTCGCTAAAGGCAATGCACGAGGGCTCGCTGGGCATGGTCGGCGATGTCGAGCTGATGAAGTCCTACAACTCGGCGGCGAGCCTGGTCTCGAAAAGTTTTGCTCAAGAGCTGCCTGGCGCCATGGGCATGCTGAGCAAAGTGGCGGCCAGCACCGGCCAGAATATGAACTACCTGATCAACTCCCTGGTGACAGGTGTTGGCCGTGTACAGCCCCTCATCCTAGATAACTTACAGGTACAGGTAACGCTAGCCGACGCCACGAAAGAGGCGGCGGCGATGTTCGGCGTCGAGGCGAGCGCATTGACCAAGGCGCAGACTCAGGCTGGCATGATGGCTGTGGTCATGGAAAAACTGCGCGAGAATACGGCTGGCATGCCCGAAGTGGCCGGTACTGCGGCGCAGAAGATGGAGGCGCTCAAGACAACGCTCTCGAACCTCAAGGACAAAGTTGGGGTCGCCCTGATCCCCGTCCTGGAAGCCCTGATCGTTCCGCTGGGAGAGCTGGCGACAAAGTACGGACCAAAGGTCATCGAGTTCGCGATTCTGTTTGGCGGATTCCTAACCGAGCGGGTGGTGCCCGCCGTAGCTACAGCAGTGCAGTGGCTCGGGGATAACCTGCCGGCGGCCATAGAGACGCTAAAGGAGACGTGGGATAACCTACGGGAGACGGCGCAGTCGAGCGTCAGGTTCATCCAAGACAATACGCCTGTGGTGATCGGGCTCGCCGCCGCGATTCTTACGGTGGCGATCCCTGCTTTTGTATCGTGGGCGGCGACCATCATTGCGACGGTGATCCCCGCTTTCATTGCTTGGGCAGGAGCGGCCATTGCCGCAGGAATAGCTACTGTGACGGCCATGGCCCCGATCATTCTGTTAGCGGTGGCCATAGGCGCCGCGGTGGCACTGTTCGCGGCCGCCTGGCAGAACGACTGGGGCGGGATTCGAACGGCAATCACTGCGGCCTGGGAAGGGACCATCAAGCCCGCCTTTGAGGGAATAGCCAATTGGCTGGGCAATGTCCTGCCCAAAGTCGTCGGCATATTCGTCCAATACTGGGGACTGCTATGGGACGGCTTTAAGACCGCCTACACGTTCGTGCAGGAGATACTGGGCAAAGTTGGCGTCAAGATCCCCGACATTGATTCGTCAGCTATAGATGAGTTTGTCTCCGGAGCCCTGACCAAGATCGAGGGCTTTGGACAGCGCGCGAGTGAAATCCTCTCCAACGTGGGCCAGGCATCTGTAGACATCGTCTCGCCCGACTTGGCCCCACTCTCAGAAGCCCTCACCCAGCAATACGCGCAGATGTACGGCGCCGCACAGACAGGCCAGAGGCAGCTCTCAGAAGGTCTTACCCAGCACTATGCCCAGATGTACGGGACCGTGCAGGCAGGAGAGACCCAGCTCTATGATGCTCGAGTAGCTGCGCAGGAACAGGTGGCCCAAGCCACACTAGCAGCGCAAGCTGCAGGGCTGGGCGAACAAATCGCCCTGGCGCAGACCCATGGCGAGCAGCTGGTGGCTCTGGAGAGCGACTATAACGCTCAGATCGCCGAGAGCCAGTTCAGCAACAATCTGAAGCTGCTGCAAAACATCCAGGAGTATGAGGCTACGCGGGCGGCATTGCTAGAGGCCGGCCAGACGGAAAAGGCCAAAGGGCTGGCTGCCTCGCACCATGACGAGTTGGATGAGATGGAGCGGGCCAACGGTTTGAACGCGCAACTGGCGGAGCGCAAATATCTCCAAGAGCGTATGCAGATGATGCAGGCTCAAGCGGCGGAAATGCAGGAGCTGCGCAATCAGACCATCCGCGTCCAGGCAGAGAAGCTACGCCAGGCAGTGATCGAGGGAATGATAGGGCAGGAATCGGCCAATCAGCAGCTAGCAATCCTGTACGCGGGCACCGATAAGCGCATGAAGCGCGAAAAGGAGGTAGCTGATAAAGAGGCCGAGATCGCCGAGATGTTGGCCCTGGGCAAGATCGACGCAGCGCGGGCCGTGCAAGATAGTCTCATCGCTCTGCGTAATGAGGATCTGGCTGCCGCAGAGGCCGCCAAGAAAGCAGCAGAGAACGCGTTCAAGGATTTCAAGATCACCCTGCCCCCTCTGCCACCGATCGACGTGGGACCGTTCGCGCAATCCAGAGGATCAGTGGCATCAGCAGCGCAGAAGGTGGTCAAGCCCGCAGAGGAAAAGCTGGTCGCGGTCATTGGCGGCATCAATGAGTCTATCGATCTCGCCCTCCAGGCCATTGGCAAGCTGGCCCACCTGAAATTCCCCGAGGGAGTACAAGAGAACTTTCGCAGGCTAGGCCAATTCATCACCACTGGCGTCTCCATTCTCTATGAGGCGGTCAAGCCGGTGAGCTCCAAAGTGGCCGAGCTGATGGATCGCACTATCGGCTCCATAGCCAAGAGCGTGGACAGCTTTGTCAAGTTCGCCGAGCTAAAGCAAGTGTTTGCGACTCCTCCCAAGATGGAGAATGCCCAGGCCTGGATGGATGGGTTTATAGGAGTAGTAATCCAGCTCATGGGCGCGGCTGAGCAGGCACTGGCTGGACATGGCGGCGGCCAACGCGGATATAACGAGATCAAGCGGCTACAAAAGACCATCCGCAAGTTCGAGAAGATGTTCTCGATCATCACCATGGATTACTCTCAGATCCAGCAGATCGAATTGCCGGACATGGCTACATGGGGTGCGCGGTTCAAGGAGCTGTTCATCACGCTGGTGCAGAGCATCTATGAGCTGCGCTTGATTCTCGGCAAAGGCCGGATAGAGCAGGTCGGAGCCCTGGTAGCGCCGTTTAAGAGCATGTTAGAACTGGTATTGACCGATATGTCCGACCTGGAGAAGCGCAGGATACCGGAGGGGCTGCCGGCCCACTTTGCCGATCTCAAAGCCGTGCTTGTCCAGGCTTTGGAGACACTCCAATCCATAGAGACAGATTTTGGCTTGCCCGCGATCGCTGCGGCGATGGTCATAGCCGAAAATATGAAGACCATCCTGGGGCTGGGCGGGGCGCTAGATTTCGACAAGCTGGCGCCCAGCGGGAACACGACGTTCGAGGCGGACGTAGACAAGCATTTCGAGCAGCAAGAGTACGTGGGCGCGTCGGCGATGGGCTGGATGGGACGCATCTCTGAGACCTGGG